AAGGCTGTCCTACAAACTTCATTGTATACATAGCTGTATCCGACCATACATATAAAGCTGTTTTACCTGCAATAACTGCCATTAATTTAGATCCATCAGGTAATCTTTGTGAGCCAGCTGTGTTGGTTGCACTAGGAGTATATGAATCCGTTGCATTAATACTTTCTTGATCTGAAAATCTTACAAACATATCATCTTGTGTTCCAGGAGTACCTACTGTTGTTTCTGTTCCAATAAATACTAAGTGTCTATCGGGAGTAGAAACAGCCATGTCTCTTGAAGCAGTTGGTGCATTTGCTAAAACCGTTGCTCTATTTGTTAATCCTGCACCACTATCGGGATCCCATTCAAATACTTTTTTATTATGTACTAAAGCCAATAAGTTTTCTCCATAGTTTACTAACCTCCATTGTCCAGGTTCAATTACAACTTGAGCTGAAGAACTTGCACTTCCCCATCCCACATAGCCGCTTGCATCATAAACTGTAGCTCCGTTAGAATGAGCAGCTCTAGTACTTCCGCTATATGCTCTAGTAATTCCTGTTACTTTGTTTCCTGTGATTCCTGTATATCCAATTAGTTCATTATCTACTTGAATAACTTCTGTTGATGAAGAAGGAACTGTAAATCCTGAAGTTGATGTTAAAGTAATTTCGGTTGCTGAACCATTATTACCGTTAGTGTCATCTGCTAAAGACCCATTTAATGTAGTTAATGTAGGTGGAATAACTCTACCACCAAAAGTATTAGTTCCCCATCCATAACCATAACCTTGAGTAACTGGACCTATAGCATAATAAGGATCAATAGTTGTTGTGGCTATTGCTCCTCCTGTCCCTGTTTCTCCAGGTTGTAAAGTCATTTTAACAGTTAAAGTAGTGGTTGAGGGAGTGGTTAATACTTCAAATAATTTTCCATTAAAATCAGCGGTAGTATAACTAGTGCCAACTCCAGTCATAACTGTAGAACTATCTCTACATTCCATAAGGTCTCCTACTTCTAAATTATGGGCTGTAGGAAAAGTTAATGTTAAAATATTGGATCCATTAGTACTTCCAATAGCAACATTAGTTTGAGTTTTTGTAAGGTCTAGTGGGGTAATGTCATAAACAGCGCCTTCAAAATAAACATATAAAACTTTGTTAGTGCCAATAGCTACATATTTATTTCCAACATTGTCTACCCAAGCGTGTTGGTCTCTGCCAGCACCTATTAAATTACTAGATGTAAGCTGTTGCCAGCCACCTATTTTCTCAGGATAACTATATCTAAAACGCATATAGTCGCCATTTACCCAACGGCCTTCTGCTCCTGTATCTGAGGATTGTTTATCTAACCCTGGTTTTAATGTGATTTTTGTTAACATATAATCTCCTAAGTGAAATTATACTAGATCTGATGATTTATCAATATGATAAAGCAGAGGGAATCAGTGGTGGATCATCCCTCTGCAAGCGTATAGTCTAAACTATTTCTTAGATTTTGTCAACTTAAGGCCCTTAAAATAATTAGGTAAACCTATAAAAGGTCTAGTGTCGTTTTCGTTTTGCTTCGCCATCTTAGAACCTTTTTTATTATAATGTAAAAATACTTGACCACAATTTTTTCCTTTAAATTCTTCTCTCCAATGTTCAAGTTCACATCCAGAATATATTAACATGTCCCCTGGATCTAACTCCACTTTAATACCAGCTTGACCGAATTTACCTGTTGGGTCTAAATAAATAGGCCAGGGATCTCCCCCTAAATTTAAAGTTGTAGATATTTCACACGAGTATCTATCCTTATGTCTTTTTAATTCATCCCCTTGTTTATATATTCTTGCATAAGAATATGTAGGACTTAGTTTAAGCGCGGTATGTTTTTCCATAACGGGTTGAACTTTTTGTAATAAAGTTTCCATAACTAAATCTGCATAATGAGAATAAGTGTTAGGTACTTGATCATCATTCCATACTCCCCAATACTCAGTAAATGGTGATATATATTTTGTTTCAAATAAAAGTTTTGCCACCCTTCTTTTATTTAAGAAATAAGCATAAGTAAAATCTGCTAACTCTTTAGAGATAGCTCCCTTTAAGATACTATATTTATTTTTCTTGAACGACATTTAATACTCCTTTCGGTATAGCTTGACAGTTAAAATGAATAAACCTAAACGGTTCATAACCCATATCCACCGAATACATATGAGGCATATAAGAAGGAAAAAATATAATCCTACCTGGTTTCACTGTATAATTAATTTGTGAAGATGCATAAGTTATTTTTGATCTATCTTTTTCTGGTAAAAGATTCATTACATTACCTGCTCTTGGGTCTTCGAATATTGGTCTTGATGTTGCATCGCTTGCTTTTAAAAAATAAAAACCAGACATATGACCATTCCAATGTGTATGTAATGTATAATGTCCACCACCTTTTTTAGCAAATTCTTGAACCCATAACTCGGTAGTAAATACTTGAAAGTTAGTTAAATCAAAACCCATTTCACTTAATAAATTATGTGATGTAGCTCCTATATAATGTGTAAGTTCTTTAAAATTAGGGTCACCTAGTAAAGTTGTAGAATGAAATACGTGGCCCATATCTCCCTTATCACCAAACTCTTTATTTCTTTCATCTATATTTTTTTGCATATCTTTTGTAGATTTTTCAATATATGAATCAGATGCTTTGTTTAATTCATCTACAAATTTTGGCTCATCAGCAAACCACAAAGGGCAACTAAATAAGTTGTCTCTTTGTAATTGTGTTGGAAATGATGTGGCACTCCCACAGGAAATTTTATCAAACTCTTTTTTAGTTTTTTCTTTTTTTCTTTTTTGTTTTAATTTTTTATTCTTCATTGAAAAGGCTTTCCTAAATTCCATATAACTAAACTATATCTTGATCCTTTTTTAACAGGACAGACTCTGTGCCATACATGTGATGGGAATACTACTAAAGAACCTTTAGGCAATACTTCTGTGCATTTCCTAATGTTAGGTTTTTTATCTGGATCATGGTTTCTAAAATCAAATTCTAACTCGCCACCTTTATATTCTTTAGGATCAGATAAAGACACGGTTACAGATAGCTTTCTTATTTTTCCATGCGATGGAGTGTTCGGTGCATTGTATGCATGTTCCCATGAATCACAATGCCAATCATAATATTGTCCTTTATCATATTTAGTAAACTGACAAGCCTCAGACCAATCCCAATTAAAATTCCAACCAGAATGTGCATTTGCTTCTTTAACATAGGGTTGTATCTCTTTATAAATCCATCTATCACTCATCCAAACAATGTTAGAGTTTCGTTTCTTTTTTAAATCTTTAATTTGTTTTTGATTTAATTTTTTAGCGTCACCATAACCACCAGTAACAGCCATTTGATCAGAAATAGATTTTCCATATCTAATAATATCATCACAAATTCTATTTGGAATAACTGATTTAAAATACCAATAATGATGTAATAAGTTCATATATCTTTATAAGACAATTTATATATTTTTTAAATATAAAGTAAAGTGAAATAAAAAGAATTGATCTAGATCAATTCCTTATACTTTTTTATAGCCTATATTAAAGGAAATTACAATTTTTTGTCCTTCTTTTTTTGCACCCGTACTATGATTTAAATTACTTTTAAATAATATTAATTGATGTGGAGTACAAGGATAGGAAACATATTTAGTAGAGTATTTAGTATGATTATTAGGTGGTAGTATCATATCATCTTCTCTATAAAAATAGATGTGGTCAGTAGGACTAGATTCCACATAAAAAGCCCCTGAGACAATTGAACCCGGATGAATATGTTTAGCTAAACTATCTGTTTTAGAACTAATATTAAACCAAGCACTTTCTACAAAACATCCATCTATAAAATTTTTATCGTATCCTAAAGCTACAAGAAATTTTCTAGAGTGAAGTAAAAAATCATTTAAAAGAGGCACAAAAAAAGAATCACCAACAAGATCATAGACATTATGTGATGTGTCTACATTTAATATTTCATTTCTGTTTAAGGAAAGTTTTTTAGATAACCTAACTATGTATTTTTTAACACGAGATAAATCTTCGGATAAAAAAGTTTTATAAATAGGTACTGGAAAAAGACCGTCTATTTCTTTCATGCGAAAGATCTTACTATATTGTCAATGTTCCGTCTACCGTAAAAGTCATGATTTTATCACCACCAGGGTGAGTAGTAATTGTATTAGTTCCTGGAGCAATTGCTAAGAAAGGAGGTGCACTTGGTCCTGGTACTCTCATATATATAATACCTGAACCTCCATTACCGCCACCTTGGTTAGGTGATCCACCACCACCTCCACCACCACCTGTATTAACTGTACCAGCAGTACCTGCACCTGCAGGTGTATTACCAGCACCACCACCACCTGATCCTCCTGAACCTGCACCAGAACTACCTGCTGTAATTCCACCTCCGCCACCACCACCGTAAGTTACACATGCACCTGTAATGTTGTTTGCTGTTCCTGGTCCACCTGGTCCACCAGCGTTGGATGGACTTGGTCCACTTCCTGGTGTTGTAGCGTTAGATCCAGCTCCACCATGTCCTCCGCCTCCACCACCACCTGATGGCGGAAAGTCAACTCCCAGTCCTCCAGGATTTCCTTGTGATGGACTTACAGGAGGAGTATTACCTACTCCTTTATGACCAGGCTGAGTTCTCATGTCTGATGCACCACCCCCTGATCCTCCGGGATGACCTGCTCCTGCTCCTGTTGGAGGAGAATTTGGTGTACTAGGTGTTCCTCCACCTCCACCACCTGTTGAAGTAAATGCAGCTCCACAAACTCCAATTACTGAAGGTTCTCCACTTGCACCAGCAACTGGTCCACCTGAAGGGGCTGGAGTTGCAGTTCCACCTGCTCCTACTTGAATTGTTTGAGGTCCTGATAGTGTAAGGACTGACCCACCAGGCCAGTTTGTTCTAAATCCACCAGCTCCACCTCCACCACCTTTATCTCTACCGCCAGCACCACCTCCAGCGACTACTAAATAATAAACATCTAAATTTCTAATAACACTTCCATCTGGCCAACTTCCAGTTTTTGCTGCTTGATATTGTGATTGCATCGACCATACACCAGGCGCTCCATTT